CTGGACCGTCTCCACCACGCCGCCCAGGATCTCCAGGGCTCCCTTGGCATTGTCCATTCTGGTGGCAGCAGCGTCAAAAACCTTTGTGCCGGAGATGGCCTTGTTGAGTTGCTGGAATCCCTCATCGCCCATCTGGGCAACGGCAACCGCGGCTCGCATGGCGTCTGTGCCGAATATGGTGGACAGGGCCGCATTGCGCTGCTCCTCGGACAGGCCAGAGAGGGCGTCCTGGAGGAGGCCAGCAATCTCGTCCATGGATTTGAGATTTCCCTGGGCATCGAAGAACGCGACATTGCCGGCCACCAACTGGTCCTCTAGTGATTTGAGACGCGTCCTCAGTTGCTGCAGCCGCTCCGCATAGTTGGCGGACGTTGGATCCAAGTTGGCGATCTCGGTCCGGGTGTCCTCTATCTTTTCGGTTAGTTTGCGAAATTCAGAATTCGTCAAACCCGAAAACAGGCCCAGATCCCGCATGGTGCGAGCAGCCTCGTCGGACTGTGGGATGAGGCGCTGGAGGAACGTTTTGAACGAGGTGCCCGCGTCGGACCCGCTGGCGAATAGGGGGGAGATGCCGGCAATGGTGGTTACGAAATCGTCGAAACTGACGCCGGAAGCTGCCGCCACACCGCCTGCCTGGGCCAGGGCCAGGCGGAAATCGTCCAGGGTGAATTTGGAGTTGTTGACAACTCCAGTGATCCGGCTGGCGATGGTCGTAAAATCACCTGCCCGGGCTCCGAACTGGCCTAGCACGTCGGTGGCCACGTCGGCGGAGGTCGCGAAATCCCCACCGGTTGCATTGGCCAGGGCAATGGTGGCTCCTGCCGCGCCGTCCAGGATCTGGTCCATGGTGAGGCCATTGCGGGCCAGCATCTCGATGGCCGCGGCGGCCTCGGTGGCAGTGACCTGTAGCCGTGGGTCCAGGCCCAGCTCGGTGATGAGGTCGGCCAGAGGGGCAACATCAGATTGGGTCTTGCCCATCACCGCGGCAATGTTGGACAGTTGTGCCTCCATGTCCATGGCGGCGCTGGTGGATTTGGCCACTGCTCCACCCAGGGCAGCCATTCCAGCTACGCCCACGCCGGCTGCTGCCATGAGCCCCACACCAACGGCCTTGCCCATCATGCCCAGGCCCCGGTTGGTGGTGGCAGCCGCTTGGTCCAGGCCAACGATGTCATTTTTGACCTGGCGCAGAACGGAGCTGGCCTGGTTGCGTGCCCGAACGATGATGCTCAGCTCAGCCATGGTCTATCGTCTCCGTCGGCGGGCCGTTTTGGCCCGGGCCTGCTCCAATTTCTCACGTCGTTTGGTCCATTTTGCCCGGGCAGCCCGCACCTCCATGGCCTCCTCCACCAAATCAAATGGGCACTGTTGCAGCTCGACCCACGAGCACCGCAGCTCCTCCATGGCAGCCCGCTCCAACGCGTAGCGCCCGGGCATGGGTACGTCCATGTCATGCATGATGGCCCGGCGCATGGCATCGTCTATGATTTTTTTTCCGACTCTGTGATGCCCTGGTTGAGTTTGTCGATCTCGGCCAGCAGTTTCTCGACGATCCACTCCGGCAGGGCCAGCACATTCTCCCGGGTCACGGGCCGCCCTTCGAACCCGGGGCCCTCCCAGGACACCACGCTCTCGACGACCAGCTCCTCCTGGAACCGGTACGGGTCCAGGTCGATCTCGCCGGGATCGTTGTCCGGAGGATTGCCGTTGGCTGCCAGGCCCCGGGTCGGGCTAGTGGGAACTTGCACCCGCATGCGGATGGTGCGGCTGCGGATGCCCTGGACCTGGCCCCATGTCAACCTGCGGATGGTGATCCGGTTCTCGTCGTCCAGGTGGACGACTCGCTCCTGCGGCCGGAAAAACCCTGTCATGGTGTCACCTCCTATGTGGTGCGGGTGATCCGCAGCCCGAACTCTCCCGTGGTCGGGGCCACAGACGCCTGGAACCAAATGGAGATGGACGGCAGCCCCCCATCCAGGGCAGGCACTGAGTAGACAACATTGGGGCCAGACACAGGGTCTGCCCCCACATTGGCACCCACACCACCGCCGGCCGGGAGGACCATGAACGCGCTGGCGAACCCAGCCGGAATCGAGAACCACAGCAGTTGCCCCCAGTAGCTCCCGGTTGCAGGAGACGAGTTGGCAAAAACGCGGAAATCTACTGCCTGGTCGAACGCTGTGGACAGGAAGGCGCCGATGGTGATCCGTCGCCACCCGTATGAGGCCAGGGGGACATGGAAAATGTGTACATTGGTATCCCGGATCTGGAAATCCCCGGCTGCAGGTGCAGATCCGGTGTGCATGATAATGTCACTGCCGGCCGGGTTGGGGTTGGCAGCAGTGAGGCCGATATAGGACATGCCAGATGCGGTGATCAGGCCTCTGTGTCTGGACATGGCCACCCATCCAGCATCTCCGCTGTCCAAGGCGTCTGGTATGTTGGCATTGACATATCGGCCTGCTACCAGCACAGCAGGGCCCTGGGCGGCCGCATCGTCCACCAGGGGATTGCCGGCGCTGTCCACCAGGGTGGTGGCTGGGGTGTGGACGCCGGCGTTGTCGTAACTCTGCGCTGTTAGAGTTGCAGCCGACGCGTCCTTGAATGTGAAATTGTTTGCCATGCTGATTAACTCCTTTTATGGCACGGAAGCCAGATTGTTGGTAACTACAAACCGGCCGAACAGGGCGTCAGTCGGGGAGTAGAGGACTTTGCCGTTGAACGTGACGACAGTGTCCCCGTCCTCCTCGGAATAGGTGTCCACGCTCTCCCACATAACCGCCGCGTCAAACCGGAAGGTGCGGCCGCCGGTACCAGGGCACTCCAGCCGCAGCAGGCGGATGGCCCGGTTGCGGTAGTTGGCCCGCTCTGCGGCCACCACACCGGTGTTGTTCTCGAGCTCCAGGGTCAGCGAGACCGTGACCTCGGGCCGCACGAATTTATGGGCTGCAAAATAGAGGCTGCCATCGCCCACGGGCACGGGCACAATTCCGGTGGTCACGCTGATGTCTGCCTGGGTTAGGACGCCTGTGATCTGGGTGGTGCCGACGGTCCCGCCGCTGTTGTCCAGGTACAGCCTAGTATTGCCGAACAGGGCCTCCTCCACCGCGGGGACGGCCAGTCCAGCGGTGAACGTGGATGCCACCGCTTGGCGCCCTCGCCATGTGGCGCTCATTTTCCATGCCTCGCCATACTGGCCGGACAGTTGGAACTCTTCCACGAACGAGTAGGCCATCTCATTGACATCGCCGGCCAGGGCATTGCCCGTTTCGATGGTGTAGGTTTTGATGGTGTTGACCGTCGCGGTGGTGGGCCACTCGTAGGTGTAGGTGTAGGGACCCAGGCCGGACGGTGTCACGGTGGCGATCCCGGCCTCCAGGATGTGGAGGATCTGCTCGTAGGTCAGCTCGGTCTCGGGGAACGCCAGTTGGGCTCCGAGCTGGGCCACATAGGCTCGGGCCGTGGGGACCAGCAGGCCCACGTTCTCCTCCTCGCCGGGCCATGCCATCTCCCTGGCATCCTCGATGTCCACGGCCTCTCCGCGCCATATGGTGGTGGCGCTGACGGCCGTCCCCGGGGTCGCCTCCCGGCCCAGCTGGATCTTGTTGAGGGCATAGGCACCGTATGCCATGGCTAACCTCCGCTGTCATCTCGCCGGCGCCGTCGGCCGGACTGGCTATCAATCTGGTACAACTCCCTGCCAGTGGACTCCAGGTGTGCCTGGATGGCCTCACTGTAGATCTCCAGCTCGTCGTCTGTCAGGTCCCGGGCCGGGACCCCTGGGATAAATTCACCGTCACCTATATATTTCGCTGCCATGTCGGCCTCCTCAGTCAATGATTTTAAGGCGGACCTCGAACCGAATCCCGTAGTGCAGCTCGCTGCCGTAGAGGAGGGGTCGGGCCCGGTAGCGCACCGGCCACACGATGGCAGCCACGGATCCACCTAGGGTGGGGTTGGCCCGGAGGGCGGCCAGCAGTTTGTCCGGCCACTGTTTGGCCCGATCTATGGCCTGGGGGAGGACCTGGCGGGACTCGTGGATCTCCACCACAGCCGTGTGGATGGCACGGTCCCCCACGGCACTGGCCTCCATCTCGCCCTCCCAGGCGTAGACGATGGCGGCCGGGAACTCGCTGATGCTCTCCGGTGGGTCGCTGTGGACCCGGGCCAGGCCCGCCATGGTGGCCACGGCGTTCTGCAGGCCGCCCAGTGCTGCCTCCAGTCCCATGATCACCTCCTCACACGGTCAGCCACTGGTAGGTCTCCAGCAGGGCCCGCACCTGTTTGGGCATGGCCTCGCTGTAGATCATCTCACCCAGGTCCGGGCTGGGAAATCTGTCCTGGAGGGCGCCCTGATACCGTTTGAACATCCACGCGGCCAGCATGGCCGTGGCCTCCACCACCGGGTTCGGTGGCGTCACGCTGTACCCCCACCGGCCGGTCACCTGGATCTCGCTGTCCAGGTCCGAGAACGACCATGTGGTTCCACCGATGGTCTCCACTGCCCATGCCGGGCCGATCCGGTTGCGAGGCAGCAGGCGGTACTGGCTGGATGTGAGGGTTGTCCCATCACCGTTGACGATCTGGGTCACCTGGGCCAGGGGGGCCCGTAGGTGGAGGATGCCATCCCGGTCAATGTCGTCCTGGCTGTAGTACCGGGTGGAGTCCGTGGCCACCGCGAACGCGTCCGCGGGCAGCCGGCAGTATCGGTCCACCCACCGGCTGGCGGCAGTGGCCAGGTCCGCCAGGACCGCATCATATGTTGTGCCGGTGATGTCCAGCCGAGCCCTGATCTGGTCCACGGTCGCGTAGTCGGCCATGGCCTACTCCACCATGGACTGGGCCCGCTCCACCAGAGCCCTGGCCCTTGCCTCGGAGATGCGGGCCACCTCGGCCACGTACTCCGGCGTCATGCCGGCCAGGTCTGCAACGGTGAGGATGCCGGCCCGGGTCAGGCGCCGGGCGATGGTGGAGCCGATGCCATGGATCACCTCAACGGTGAGATCGCCCACCATGGGCCCCTGGACATCTAGGGTCTCCATGGGGCCTGGGCGGCGTGCCTCGGATGGGCCGGTGTCCGGGCCTGGCGGCTCGCTGTAGGCAGGTACCACCAGGCCATCCTCGATGAGGGATTGGGCGTAGGGGCCGTCGGCAACCTGGATCCGGTCCCCTGGCCTGGCGTACTGGGCCCGGTGCCTGGGATTGTTGTAGCGCCCCTCCACGCGGACGATCACCCACATGGCCCACCTCCTGGGGATGGTTCAGGAGGGGGCTCAGTTGAGCCCCCTCCATGTTGTCACTATCCGGCCACCACCACGGTCTGGGCCACGCTGGCCGGCTGGGTCACGGGCCGGTCTCCGGTGTTGACCAGGTACAGGGCACCGGCCAGGGTGGCCCCGGTGGTCCCAGCTCCCACGGTCACCTGGGCGGCCACGTACCGGTAGCCGTTGTTGATGTCCAGCCGATTGGTCTGGACCTCGATCATGGCCTGTTTGTTGTCGTCCGTGGCCGCCAACTGGGTGATGGCTGCCCCGGTAATGTCCTTGGCCCCGGTGCCGCTGGCATCGGTGGCCTGGACCAGTTTGGCATCCACCGTGGTGTCGGTGGCCCCAAGCTCCAGCACGAACACGACCCGCTCCGCGTCGGAGACATCCTGGTATGCGCTGGTGCTGGTTGCGTTGTTGAGGGTCTGCGGGTCGAGGAGCTGGACCCGGCGGACGTCCTCGGTAAACGTGTAGATCATGTTGGACCTCCTTTAGGCCGCAACCTTCTGGACAGCGAACTTCCACGGCTCGGCCACACGTCCGCCCACGCGCCGGCGGACGTGGAACTCCACCACATTGGGGCCGGTGTTGGAGTCCTGGTACCGGGCAATGGTGAGGCCGGCCCGCTCCACGATGTAATATCCGGTCATGTCGCCGAACACGATTGGGTACGCGTTGGCGGCCACGTCCGGCAGGGCCTCGCTCTCCATGGCCCGGCGGCTCAGCAGCATGTCCTCGTCCGACATGTCCGGGAACAGGTACTGGCCGTTGGCGTCTTTGAGGAGCTCCACGGCCTCCCAGGTGGCGCTGTTGGCCACCCAGACCGCGTTCCGGCGGTACTGGGACGGGACACCACGTTTGAGCCGTTTGATCCCGTCGGCGGTCAGGGCACTGGCACTGCCGCTGTTGACCTCCCGCAGACCCAGGGTGTTGGCCCCGCCGGGCAGGATGCCCAGTGGTTTGCCGGTGCCGTCCCCAACCAGGAACGCCTGGTCCTCGTCCACCGCCAGGGTCTCGGCGATGATGGCCTGGACAAGCTGGACCAGGTTGGCCGCATCCTCCACCAGGGACTGGCTCATGGGCACTTTGTAGGTGTAGACGCCGGCCACCACTTGGACCATGCCGAGGGTGGCGTTCTGCTCGGCCGGGGTCTGGGTCTCGGTGCCCCATTGGCCACGGACACCGGCCGGGTACTGGTCGTTGCCCCCGGTCAGGACGGGGATCTCCACCGCGTTGCCCGTGGTCAGGGTAATGACCCGGGCGCCAGCCTGTCGGACGACGGTCAGGCCGGGCAAGCGCCGGATGATCTCCGCCTGCACGTTGGGTGGCACCGCATATCCGCCCAATGTGCCCTGGGCCTCTACCATGATCACCTTGATTTCCCGCACCGACAGGCCGTCCTGGATCATGGCTTTGATGGTCTCGGCGGGAAAGATCTGCTGCCGGAGAATTTTGTGGTCCTCGGGATCCAGGGCCACGGTGCCGGCCCGGAGGTATTTGGCGAACGCCTGGTTCTGCCGCCAGATGGTGTGGCGGTAATCGCTCCCGATGATGTCTGCCAGGATGGCGTCCATGGCCTCGTCCGGGTTGCCGAACCGGACCTGCCACGCGGCCCAAAAGGCCTTGTCCTCCCGGACCCGGTCCTGGGCCTGCTCCTGGACGCCCTGCACTTCCTGGGCCAGGCGGCTCAGCTCCCGGAGCCGTTCCGCCTGCTCCCGGGCCTTGCGGGCCCGGTCCATCAGGTCGTCGAACTCCTGTGCCCTGTCATCCGGGACGCTGCCGTTTTCATCCAGCAGGGCCTCGGCCTGGGCCAGGTAGCTCTTGGCCTGCTCGATCATGGTCTCATATCGATCCATGGTGACCTCCTGTGATGTCGTGATCCACTCGCCCCCTGTGGTGCCTGGCGACATGGCCCATGGGTGGCCCGATGGGGACGGCCCACGGTCCATGGTGTGGCGGCCATGGTGGGCAATCTACCCGGCAATCCGGGCCAGGTCGGCCCGGAGCCGCTCGATGGCGATCTGGTGGGCCATGGCCATGCGGGGCATGGCCTCCATGCCCTCCTCCATCTCCTCCTGGTGGAGTCGAGCCAGCTCATCGCTGGCCATCATCCGCTCGTGGAACATGTCCATGGTGTCCTGGAGGATGTCAATCATGGCCCGGGCCTCGTCCCGGGTGATCTCCCCGGCACCCCTCAGCTCCGTGATGATCTCCATCCCCCGCCGGAATATCTGTGACTCCAGCCAGTCCTTCAATTGCTTTGCGTCAGACGGGGCATTTTCCACAATATTTTTGATGTCGAGGTTTGTGGTTGCTGGGTTCATGCCCCAGTTCACATCGGACATTTCCCAGAGGCGGATCTCGTCCAGGTGGCGCCGGACCTTGCGGCCCCCAACGGTGGAACCGTTGCCGGGGCGGGTGCGGATGGCATCGTAGCCGATGGACATCTCGTCCACCGCGCCGGCCCGAATGGCCTCCAGCACCTCGTTGCCCCTGGGTGTGTCCAGGTAGCGGCGTTTGACCCACAGGCCGCCGGTGGCCTCTGGCCACCGCTCCAGAATCTCCCGGGGTAGCTCATCCCGGCCGATCTCTCGGATCTCCTGGATGGCTGCGATGGGCGGCTGCCGGTCGTCGTGCTGCCACAGCCACCGGAACCGGTGGGACCGCTCGCTGATCGTCTTGCGGTATGCTCCTGGGTGGATGACGTCGCCACCGTCGTCCACGATGCCCATCACCGACGCGATGCCGGTGACGGTCCGGCCGTCCACGTCCAGGATGGCTTGCGGCGTGGACTTGATCTCCATGCGCCGTGGACCGCTGGGGGTGACGATGGGGACAATGGCCATCTCCTCCCTGTCTTCTCGCATCCTCTCCAGGTACCGATCCAGGACGGCCCGGGCCCGCTGCAGCACCTCCTCGGGCGCATCCGTCTGGGGCAGTCGGGACGCGGCAGCTCGGATGCCCGCGGTGATGGCCACCAGCTCCCCGTCCACCACGTCCGCAAAGGGCAGCTTGTACCCGGCCCGGACCTCCTGGTTCTCGTCGTCGTAGATCAAAAACCCCCGTCTGGCCCGACGCGGATCCGGGTCATCGGGCCACCCTGCCCACTCGAAGATCCGGGCCCGGGCTGCGTCGCCATCCCAGCGGTCCCGCTCCACGATGCGCAGGTCCCTGGCGGCCCCAACCCTCCAGGCCTTGGCCTCCACAGCAATGCGGTCTGTGTCCATGTGTTCCCTCCTCTACGTGGCCCGATTTGATAAATTCAAACGGACCGGCGATGTTGTTTTGAGTAATGCAACCTTGATACCGATTATTGCAGGTTTTCTGTCCGGTGTCAATCACCTCGGTCCAGGGCGGCCCCAATGGATCGCTCGAAATCGGCCACGATCTGGTCCCGGAGGTCGTCGAACACGTCCTGGTCCGTCTGCCAGATCCCCTGGTGGATGGATGCCTGGGTGTTCTCGCCCTGGACGTATGGACCGTAGGGCACATTGTTCCCCACCTCGCCGATGAGCTCCATGGGCGAGGTGCGGATCTCCGTAGTCCAGCTCCTGCCCAGGTTGCCTGTCCGGCTGTAGGGTATACTGATCTGGCCCGAGTTCAGGGCCGCGAAAAACCAGCGGCGCTGGCGGTCGCTGACGAACCGCATCCTCCGGCGAGTCTGTGGCGGGTACGCAGCCAGGGCCCGCTGCAACTGGTTTAGGGCCCGCTTCATCGGCGGCTCCAGGACCGCCAGGGAGTCCAGCCATCCCAGCCGGCGGACCAGCCGATCCACCCCTCGGATCTCGATGAACGGCACGGCTATGCCTCCTCCCCAGGCCAGTCGTCCGTGGGCAGGAACGTCATCCCATTGTCGCCTGGGTAGGGCTGGCGGTGGTCATGGTCGCTGTTGAGGATGGCCTCTGGGATCCCATCAGGGAACGCATCGCATGTTAGCTCGGTGGACCCTGGATCCTGGTGGAATCGGCGGCACCACATACACATGGGGGCTGTTACAGTTGTCATAGCTCCAACCTCTGTCTGAGCTCATCCAGGGCCTCCATGGCACGACGTCGCTCATCTGGCTCGGATATCTCGGATACCCATCGGATGGACGACAGATCACCCACATCGGATGACCTCCTAAGGATATTTATAAGGCGGTTAAATCTCCTCACAAACACGGGCCACCTTCGGCGTGGCCTGTATTTCAGGGCCGTAAATGCCTCTGCAAATGCCTCATTTTTGTTTCGTAATGCATAACCGGACAGGCTATATGTTGGCTTGTGTTTGGACAGCCACATATACAGCGTCTCGCTGACAATACCCAGGCCGCTGTCATCTACATATGGCGTGATTGTCCAACTGTCCATCTCGGACAATCTATAGTGCAGGATATGGCCCAGCTCATGTCGTACGATGCTGCGTGCAGATCCGCCACCTACCAACCATTTTTGCATCCGTTCAGGAGGATCAATGATTTCGTGGACAAGGTCACCATTTTTCTCCCAATATCGTGGATTTAGCGAAATATATTTTACCTTTGTGCTTGGTGTGTACCATGATGTTGCAGGTATACCATCAGTTTCCCGGGTGGTGAACCCGTGATCTCGTGCTCTCTGTGAGCTCATGGTGCCGAGTCCGTTGAGAGCACGGCCAATTTCCGGGTACTCATCCAGGGTCTCATCAATTTCGGCTACCAGATCATGGATCAGGTTATCATCCACCTGATCCACCTCCCAGTATATGTCCGGGTAGCGGCTCTCCAGGTAGCGCTGGGCATCCCTGGAGGTGCGGATCTCATCTCGGGATGTGGGCGGCGGCACCTCGAACCCGGACACCACGGGCCGAACCCAGCATCGGCAGCGGGGATGGGCCGGGGGCATACGGTATGTCTGGCCCTGGTAGCGGGCGGCCCCGCCCGAGCCGCCGGGATGGACGAACCCACCATCCAGCCCTGCAGTGACGGCCCGTTCCAGTTGGTCGGCCACGCTGGCTGGCTGGGCCTGGCCTTCCTGGACGGTCAGTCCACCGAGGGGGGCGCAGATGGGACAGACCCGCTCATCGTTGGCGGTGGCCCACTCCATGGCCTCCACCACGCCGGACTGGGCCCATGCGATTCGGTTGCCCTCCGCGTAGGCCCGGGTGACCTCGGTGGTTGCCACCATCTCGGCCCGGCGCCCGTCGAACATGGGTTCCAGGGCCCGGATCAGGTCGGCCCGGGTGCCACCTGTCCGGATCCAGTCGGCGATGGCCCGGCGGACATGGCGCTCTCGGGTGCGCAACATCTGGGTTACCACCTGATCAGCGTAGCCGGTGCCAAAAACCTGGTCGTCTCCCAGCACCCACTCCAGGACGGCCTCGTTGACCAGGTCCCAGTTGGTGCCGATGACCTGTACCCTGGCTGGGTCCTCCTGTTTGCGGCCGGCGAGCCCCAGGATGTGCTCCACCTGGCGCAGGCCCACGTCTGCGCCCAGCACGCCGGCATCCGCCAGCATGGTCCGCATGGTGGCGATCAGGTCCCAGGACGCTTCCCGCATGGCCCGGACCGCCTGCTCTGGGTCGGCGTTGTCCGGCCGGATCCCGGTGGGCGCAACGGCCCGCAGCATCCTGCGCAGGGCCCGGGTCAGCCTGGGGATGTAGCGGCCCTCGATCTCGGCCCGTTTCTGGTCCGCACCATCCTCGAAGCCGGGCAGGTCTCGAGGATCTCGCTGTTTACGGGTAATCGTGCCACGGAAAGGGTTCTGACGGCGGCACCTCCGGGCCGCCCGACTTGATCCCGCCCAGGATCTCCTCGATGAACCCATCTACCTCAGCATCTGGCTCCAGGCCCAGACGGGCCCGGGCCTCGTTGCGGCGAAGGACGCCCGCCCTCCATGCCTCCACGGTCCGTTTATCCCGGTCAATCACCGGCTCCGCCAGGGCAGGGACCGCCGAGAAATCGTAGGCGATCCAGGGCCGGTCTTCGAACTCATCCCGCATGCCGGCATTGAGGGCGTCCTCGAACCGGCGGTACATGGGTACCAGGGTGTCCTCCCAGAACGATCGGCGGGCCTCTCCATAGTTGTTATATGTGCTCCGCTCGATGCCGATTTTGGCCCCAGCGATGATGGATGGCACTCGCAGGACTGCGCAGATCCTGGCCTCATTGCGGGCGTCCAGGCTGGAGAAATCCAGCTCCTGGAGGTTGAGGCCCAGGCGTTGGTACTCCGCGTCCGCGTCCAGGATCATCATCTCATGCCAGTTGCGCATGCCGGCGTACTGGGCACGGATGCGGGCCCGGATCCGCTCCACCTCCTCGTCAATGAGCTTGACCTTGGTTGTCAGGAGCCCGAACGGAACTGCGGCGTTGCGGAAAAACTGGGTGAGGAACGTGGTGTTGGCGTTGTCCAGGTCCACCGTGCGGACGATGCTGGCCAGAGGGGATGCCCCCCGGCCCAGGCCCTCGAACGGGTCATCCGGGTTGGGATATTTGATGTGGATGATCTCGTCCGGCAGAAATGGCTCCAGCCCCTGGAACATGCCGGTGTCCTGGCCATCGTAGACGTACCCCAAAATCTGCCCGCCTTTGGGGACAGGCCGCACACGATCCGGTCTCAGTGGGTACAGACCCACAACCGGCCCGTTCTGGTCCTCCCGGGCCTTGTACAAGAACACGTTGCCGTCCAGCTCCAGGTAGACAATACACATCTCCTGGAGCTCGAACCACGACATGTATCTGTTGGGCCATCGGAGGATCTGGGCCAGGGGATGGTCGTCTGGCAGGGGCTCTGGCGCGTCACGCTCTCCCACGTAGGCCCGAGGTGGGGCCAGGGCCGCGGACTCGGCTTTGCGTGCTATGCAGGAGTAGATGATCGCGTTGGCGCTGTAGCCCTCCTGGGCCATGGTGGCCATGGTGGACGGCGATGGGTCCGGCGTGCCCTCGGCCCAGACCGGCCACGTGTAGGGCAGGTCTGCCTCTTTGGCCCGGCTAGGCCCTCGGATGCGGCGATATCCCAGTCCCCTCATGATCAGATCTGCGATCATCTGCCCCCTCCTCCTGGATCTACCGGGTCCACTCGTCCGGGTCAATGGCCGCGACGGTGCCGATGACCAGCCACAGGGCCGCAGCCACGGCCACGTACCAGGTGATGCCGTGGATCAGCACCCACCAGCCGAGGCCGATCAGGCTCAGATAGGCCGCTGTGGTGATGATCTGCCTGGGATCCATGTCACATGACCTCCGTTACGGTGGCCGGGTTGCGCCAGAGCCGCACCCGCTGGTAGTCCTCCTGGGGCAGGGCTCCCCTTGCCCGATCGAACGCGTCGGGTATGGACATCCCGTCGGCCAGGTACCGGTAAAACGACCGCACAAACATGGACGCGGCCCGCTCGGTGATGTCGCCGATGGTTGCCACCACATAGGGGATGCCGGCCCGGCTCAGGCTGTCGCCAATCTCGGCGGTTCGGCAGGCCATGAGGACGGCCAGCTCGATGCCCCGGTCCCGCAGCACTCGGGCCCACCATCCCGGCCGGGTGATGTCCTGTCCTCCCTCCTCGGTGTCCAGGAGGATCCCGCTGTCGGTGCCGTGGGCATCCACCTCAACCACATTGTAGCGGCCCATGTCCAGGTAGCGCAGCACACGCTCCCGTGTGACAGGCGGGGGGATGAGGATATAGTCCACATTGGGGGATGTGTTGTAGAGGGCATCTGCTGGGGAGGTCACCTCGCCGCCGGCCCGTGGCCATACCGCGAGGATGGACAGCCTCGAGATGCCCGATGCCTGCTCCAGCTCCATGATCCGCTGGCGGGCCCGGGCCAGGTCGCGCTCCAGCCGGTCAATGGCCCGCAGCAGATCCCGCTCTCGGATCACCATGCGTTGATTGACCTCCATCAGGTTGGCGAACTGGGCCTCTAGGGTATGCAGTTTGGCCCGGAGGATCACCACCTCCTGCTCCAGGGCACGGATGCGACCAGAGCGAGTTCGGTGGATCCACCATGCATATCCCCACGCGGAGACGGCAACGACGATCAGGACGACATTGAGATACTCATAGATGGGCACGCCGTCACCTCATCCAACATGATGGCCACGATCAACATTGCGATATCATGACATCATTATACATAGATTCCGGGCGAACGCACCCGCTGGAACAGGTAATGGAGGGCATGGACCATGGCGTCCACCTGGTCGTCATGGGCCGACTCCGGGAACGATGTCAGCTCATCCACGAACGCCGGGGTCCAGTGGTCTCGGACCACCTGGACCTGGCCCGCTGACCAGAGGGGTGAGACCATACGGGCTCGGGTTACCTTGTCCCGGGCCCCGGTGTCCACCGCCTCCATGGGCACAGATGCGTGCTGGCGCATGATGTCCAGGACGGCCAGCCCCGATGCGGCCCGCTCCACCACCACCAGGTGGGGGCGATACCGCTCGTACATGGCCCGGACCTCCTGCAGCAGGCCCACTGTGTCCACCCGGATCCGGTGGACATGTAGGATGGTGGCCACCTGGCCCTGTATGCCCACGGTGACGCAGACGGACCAGGAGGAGTCTGCGCCCTGGGTCCATGCCGTGTCCCAGGCCTGGATCACCATGTCCCATGGCCCATGGGCGTCGGCTGGATCCACGTAGCGGATCCACTCAGGCCGGAACACGGTCCCCTGCATGGCCACTAGGTCGTTCTGTTTCTCTCGCCGCCAGATCCCGGGGTCCGTGGAGGCAAGCCGCTCCAGGATCAGGGCCCGGGCATCCCATTTCTGTGGCCACAGCACCCGTACGTTAGGCGTCAGGATCTCCACGTCCACCAGGACGCCCTGCTCGTTGTGGATGGGCCGGTACTCGATGTCATCCGGGTCCGGCTGCAGGATGGCCCCGGTCAGGTATACATCCCACATGGGATTGTCCCGGATCAGGTTGTAGATGTCTCGGCGGGCCGTTTTGAGGGTGCCCACAATCACGATTTTGGTATGTGGCTCCCGTAGCTGCAGGATCGTCCCCTCGAACCACTGCCTGAGCCAGGCCAGTCGGGCATCGGTCCGGGTGTTCTCGTCGTCCTCCACGTCGTCCAGGATGATCAGGTCGTAGTGACCTCCGGTGATGGTCCCTCCCACGCCCACCGCCTCCAAAGTCGGGTCCTTGCCTGTGCGAGTCCGTTTGACGTAGATCCGCCGACTCGTCCAGGCCCCCTGTTTCCGGCCCCCGTCCTCGATGATGCCGCCGATGTTGGCGATATCCGCGTGGCCCACGGTCTCCAGCCAGTGGCCGCGGTAAAATGATTTGAGGGCTTGATTTCTCTCAAGCTCGCGCCGGATTGCTCCCAGCGTTTTCTCAGCCTCCGTGGCCGTTTTCTGGACAATCAGGATTCGTATGTTTGGATCCTCGCAGATCCGGCGCAGGGGCCCTGCAATGCAAAATATGGTGGATTTGCCGTGGTCCCGGGGCCAGAAATCTGCCTGGTATCGGGTCGGCCCGTCAAATCGCCTGGCCATCTCGTACTGGTGGGCTGCCGGGGCCATGCGCAGCCAGCACCGGGCAAACAGGGCCGTGTTGCGTCGGGCGGCATGGGGCAACAGGCGGACGATGTCATCATGGCGCATGGATCAGCTCGGGCTCCAGGCCCTCCTGTGCCATCCTCTCCAGGGTCACGGCCACGTACCGCGGATCGATCTCGATGCCTGCCCCGACCCTCCCTGTTCGGTGGGCGGCCAGGATTGTGGTGCCTGAGCCGAGGAACGGATCCACCACCAGATCGTCCTCGCGGGTGTGGTTCATGATGGCGTTTGCGACCAGCTCGATCGGTTTAGATGTCGGGTGCCACCTGTTTTTCCTGGGCCGCTCTATCCTCCATATACTATGGCGATGCTCTCCCATCATCGGTGGCTCATGGCCAGCCACGTAGCCGTATATGATAAACTCATGGGTGTAAGGATAGTGCAATCTTCCCATGGAGAAAGTTGGGTTTATCTTGTCCCACACGATGATATGCCTGGCATCTACGCCTGCAACCTCCAGAGAATTTATTATTTCCGCCACAAATGTTCCCGATGGGGCGCAGACCATGATGGCGCCGGACGCGTAGGCCGTCACATGGATCATGGCGTCTGCTATGATCTGGGTTGCGCTGGCCACGTCCGCATCACCGTCTATATCATGGACCACTCGTCCGGCCCTTGCGATCTCGTCCAGGCTCATGTTTTTGGATCCTATCGCCACACCATATGGCGGATCTGTAAATATAAGGCTAGATTTACTGCCATGGACAACGGCATCATGCGCATTGGGGTCGGTGCTGTCCATACATGCCACCCAGTGCGGGCCAATGGACCAGATCTGCTCCCTCTTAACGCCCCATTTGTCCACCAGGGCATCGGCAGGGTGATCCCGTAGTGGCCCATCCTCTGTGGTGTCCAGTTGCGCCTGGGAGGCCTCGCGGATCAGATCGGCAACATAGCCCCGCTCCCGGTATAGGTCGTCCAAATATTCCCGGCCTATCCCCCACTCGGCCAGCAGATCCACATCCCAGTCGGCCAGTCTGTCCCAGTCCCACTGGCCGGCCGCTCCGGTGTGGAGGGCCAGCACAAGGGCCCGCCGCTCCGCGTCGGTGAGGGGCCTGTTGGACCGACGGACATCCACCATATGGTCCGGGCCGTATGCGTCCATCAGCACCCGGAGCCGCTGGTGGCCGTCGTAGATCTCATTGTCTGGTCCCACGGCCACGGCATGGACCTGGCCGAACTCCTGCCAGGATCGGAGGAGTCGGCGGGCCGCCGCCCTGGACAGCCGACGCGGGTTGTCCTCCCATGGGATCAGGTCACCGAGCCGGACCTGATCTGGGGTCCACTGCAGGTTATCCAGTTTCGCCCGTGCCATGGGCCGCCCTCCCGTTGGATGATGTGGGTGGTACATCAATGGTCCGATGGGCCGGTGGCATGTCCCGGGCCACCTGTTCCATGATGGCCTCGATGGCCTGCTGCTCGGCCGGGGACAGGGTGATGTAGGCGGTGTTGTGGGTCTCGTGGGTTGGGGTGGCTGATTTGCCGGCCGTGGACCAGTCGGCCCGGTCCAGCAGGGAGTTGGCCGCCTTGAGCCGGATCTCTGGCGGCTGGACGGGGTGCATCAGCTCCACCAGGGTGGCCACGGCCGCGACGGCTCCCTGGGCCATGCGCCTCCTGGCCTCGTCAATGGCCGCCAGGGTGGTAGCGTCCCGCCATGCCATGGCCAGGTCCCGGATCCGCTCCACTGCCTCCTGGATCCATGGATTATCCTGGGTCATCCGGCGCCAGCGGTACGGGGTCAGACCGATCTCCTCCAGGGCCCGTTTGACCGGCCGGGCGGTCAGTTGGGCCTGGACAATGGCCAAGACGGCAGCCCGGACCATGGCCACGTTGGCCCCGTCAAACTCCTCCAGGATCTCCGCTGCCTCCAGGGCCCAGTCCGGTATGGCGCCCTGATCGGCAAAGGCCCGGGCGAGGGCACGGTCCACCTCGGGCCTGCGCTGGCTGGCCATGGCCTACCCCAGGAGCCAGCGGACGAACAGGCTGCCCTGGCCCGCATCGTCCACATGGGCCGCCCGGGTGGGCTCTGCCGGCCGAGCCCGCTCCACCTCCTCCCGGGCCACCTGGAGGGCCTTGGCCACTGCCAGGAGGATGGCAGCCATGATCTGGGCCATGGCCCAGGCCTCGTCCAGGACCTCCAGGACCGGCTCCGTGCCCCATATGGCCTGGGCCGCCAGGGCAACGGCCACGATGAGGGTTGTCCACAGTGTGCCGGGCAGTTTGATCTTGTCCATGGTTGCCTCCATATTGTATCAATCGTTTTGATCGATTATACCACAAAAAAGAGGCCCCGGCGCGGGGTGCGCCAGGGCCTTGACGTTTTCATTAATCAATCGCCCTGCCCACGTATATGATGTGGGCGGGCGTATCCTCCCGATAGCCAACATGTACGGGATATCCTGTGCGGCTGGTGCGCATATAGATCCATATGTGCTCCATACCATTTATCTCGCTCCTGTGTATCCTCGTATATATTTTCGACCATGGCCTCCCTAAAGTACTGTTGTACATTGCCAGGCTGATCAATACATCTTCGTTGTTGATATCAATATTTTCAAGCTGGCTTTTCAAATCAATGGGTATGAGCGCAAATTTTAATGGACCAATCCGGCGCACATGCACATCTGGATGGCCCATGTAGATCAGCAGGTCTGCATAGCTCATCATATCAGCATAGTCCATGATGATTTCATGTACCATTCGGGCCATTCGCTCATTAATGACTGTCATTTCTGCCTCCTATTGCCAACAAGTTGAGCCCCAGGCGCGAATGCGCCTGGGGCCTTCGGTTCTATTTCCTAGAATTATTATGAAATATTGTTTGCAATCACCTCCATCACCTGGGCCTGGGCCTCCTGGTCCAGGCTGGCCATGGCCTCGGCCAGCTCCCGGGCCAGGGACATGGCCCGTTCCAGGGCCGCCTGGGCCTGGTCCGCCTCGCTGGGGTGGGGGCGGACCTCCTCCACGACAAACCCAACCCGGTACTTCTCGGGGATCTCACTGTGGAGCTCGGCCAGCCTCTCGGCCAGGCCCACCGGGACGTTTTTGACCAGGAGGACGATGTCCTCCCGGCAATTTGCCCCGATGAGGGGCCGGCGCCGGGATCCCCCACTGGGGGCAAATGCCCCTTGGAGGATCACCACGTCCCGGCCGATGCGGACGTGGCTGTCCCGGCCCCGGCGCTCGGCGATGAGCCGCCCGGCCAGGAACCACGTGCTGCCATCAGCCGGCTCACAACAGGCTGGCACCCGGATCACCACATCCGCCAAGGGCTGCCCCTCGTACTCGAGGGGATCAGCCCCGTAGTGTCCCCGAACGATGGCCCGGACGTTGTCCATGGCCTCGGCCGGGAACTCCCAGGTGCGGGCCTTGGGATTCCAGCGGCCGCCGGCCTGTTTGGCGGCCTGGACGAAATCATGGCTGTAAGGCGAGTGGACTGCGACCTTGTCGCCGTTGACCTCGATTCTCACATCGAATGTAGCGCTTGCCATGGTGTCACCTCCCGTTAAAATAATGGGGCAGCCGTGACCATGTGGCCACGGCTGCCCTTTAATTTATTGGTTATCCTGGTGCAGGTACTTCAGGTAGTCCTCCCAGCACCGCTCAATGATCTCGCGGTGCCCGGGATCCTCATGAAGCCAGATCTCATAATCCACATTGTCTGCAATGTACGGATTGTACCCGTTCTCATACGCCCAGTCTACCGCAAAATTCATCCATCCGTAAGCGTCTTCCATGCCGGCATCGGCTCCGAGGTAGCTGGGCTCCAGGTTGATCAGCATCCGCTTCATGGTGTCACCTCCTGTGGGCTAGCACTGTTTGCTAACTACATCTATACTATACCACACCCCAGCCCCGTTTGTCAAGCCCCAATTTGGGGCAAAAATGCCTAGTTCCGGGGCCAGTTCCGGAACAGGTACAGGCCCCAGGGGCCCTGCTCCAGGGCCATGTCGGCCTGATCGGGGTGGACCCCGAGAGTGCGCAGGTCGTCCCGGGACAGGGCGTATACCAGGTCCCGGGGCATGGTGTCGTCCTGGATCGCAGCCTGGACCGCGGCCCGGTGCCAGGGCAGGACCTGGGGCACGTCCGGGGCATAGTAAGCCCGGAGGACCTGGCCCAGGTCGTCCGGGTAGTCGGGGCTGGCCAGGCGGTTGAGGATGGTCCGGGCCACCATCATCACGCCGGCATACCCCAGGACCTGGGCCTCCCCGGCCGCCCGGGCCGCGATGCGGTCGATCTCCTGGTCCGACAGGCCAGCCAGGTCCCTGCCTGCATGGCCCGTGTGACCCGGTGCATCGTCATGGTTTCGCTCACGGTAAACGATATCGTATGAGACGTGGCGGCCCGATGGGAGACCCAGGCCGGCCACCACGTCGGATATCCGGCGGCCGTCCTCGTCCACCACCTGGACCGCCACCGGGCCCTGGCGGTCCATGCTGGGGTCATACATGTGGTCCAGGGGCAGCTCGTAGGGGCTGCACCGGGCCAGGGGCCATCGGACCTGGTCCAGGCCCTCCACCAGATCCATGTCGCAGGGATGCCAGGGCCAGACCAGGATGGCCCGGTGGCCACAGACACGCATCCCGTCTCGGTCAAGGACCTCCACCTGGACCACGTGGCGTCCTGCCGCCTCCACCTCGTCTATCAGGCGCACCTGGTCCACCTCGTACCGGGCCCCGGTGACCGGGATGACGGTCAACATCACGCCGATGACCCGGCCCCAGGAGTCAGCCAAAAACTCACGAGCGTTGACAAACCGTGGATCGCTCATACCATCTGCCTCTGTATCTCATCCCCACGCATGATGGCCCGTATGTGCCTGGGGGCCACACGCTCCACATAGACCGCTCCCATAGCTTCCAGCTCCCGCAGGGCCATGTACGTGGATGGCCGCTCCATGCCCATGGCGGCCTCAACGTCGTCCATGCTGACCTCGTTGCCGTTGACTCCCAGCCTGGCCAGCACGGACAACAACACCGCATGGGTAGGCCGGCCACCTACCCGGGCGGCCCAGACGAGATAGGACGGCCGGATATAGTAGGCCGTCTCCAGGTCCACTTGTAGGGTGGGCACGTACACGTGCAGGTACGTGCCATCGGCCGCACGGATCCGGCTGTAATGCAGCCATCCCCTGCCGATGGCGTACCCAAGCTGCTTGGCCAGCCGGTATGTGTCCTGGGCCCATGGGACCAGGCCCGTGGAGACCAGCCCCTGGACCCGCCCCATCCGCGGGTACAGGGACCGGCGGGCGAACGCCACCGACACCCCGGCCCGCTCGGCCACCTGGGCCAGGGTGTCGTCCCCCAGGCCATCACGGATGTCCACCGGCACCACGGCATAGGACGCCGGGTTGTCGGACAGGAGCTCCCGTCCCAGTGGGCCCGACATCCGCATGTACCGGGGGATCATCTCGTGGTACACCATTCGCAGGGCCAGGATCAGCGGCCAGGACCAGTGGCCTCGGCCCAACACCATGTTGGGATGTACTGGTATCGGGCCAGGCAGCCTGTCATATTTCCAGTCCAGGTACGGGGGCACGTACCCCCTTATGGTCAGTGGCATCACGGTGTCACCTCCTCGCCGTGTCAATTGAGCTCCACGTACATACACCTGCCGTACTGGATCCATCCCTGGCAGGGCTGGACCAGCAGGATGATGGTGGCCCGGAATCGAACCGCAGCGGCCACGGCCGCGCCGCTGACCCGCTGCATGGCACCCCTGGCCACCTGGCGGATGATGTACCGCCAGGACGCCCAGAAATGTGTCCGGAACTGGCCGTCCCTAAATATAACAATCAACCACCTGGCGCACTTGGCCGCCCAGTAGGCGATGATCGCATCCTGGGTGTCCGGGTTGTACCAGGATTTCGTCGGGTTGCGTATGGCCTGGTAGAGCCAGCGGGTCGGGCGGTGGTGGTCGAACTCACCGCACCCGTCGTACAGGCCGACCCCCCCATGGGGAGCCGGGGCGGCCTGGGCCCTGGCCGGCAGCACCGCCACCACCAGGGCCAGGCTCAACAGCACTGTCAGGAGCCATCGGGCCCATCGCCGGGCCAGGGTGGCCGGCTTGGCCACAGCCCAGGCCCGGCCATGGCTGGCCACCACCCAGTGGCCAGCCGGCCCCACCTGCCTCATCTGCTGCCCGGTCTCGATGGACCGGATCATTTCGTTCGCAACACGATCCCAGGTTGTCATGGCTCACCTCCTCTCCTACAGGGGGCACTGGTAAATGATCCTATCCCACGCAATCCGCACGGATTTCCGTCCGGCCGGACCGCGGCGGACCTGGATGGCGCCGGAGCCGGCCAGACGGCTGATCAACATGTCCGCGTACTCCCGGCCGATGCCCAGGGCACCGGCCAGGTCCACTGGGTCCACCTGGCCCCAGCCAGTGGTGTGGGCCCCGCCGGCCTTGTAAAGGCCGTCGATGGCCGCCAGCACCAGGGCCGGCTGGGGCCGGCGGAACCGCCGCATGGCCCAGACCAGGTAACCGGGCCAGATCCAGTATCCGTCGTCCCGCATGTCGATCTGGGACACCAGGATCTGGTGGACCAGTTGGCCGTGGTGGAGCCGGACAATACCGACCAGGTTGAGCCGGCGCAAGTGGCGCACCTGCTCGTAGATGGCCTGGACATCCAGGCCAGGCCGGTACCACGGGGCCAGGTACCGGATCACGTCATCCCAGATCCGCCCCCGCTCCCCGCGGGATGCCGTGTGGACCCACACGGCCAGATTGGGCCCTGTGTCCATGTCCACCGCATCCGCTGATACCAGATGCAGGCCGGGCCGGCTCACCATTGACCGGTGGACAGTTGGCAACATGTCCGCCGGCCCTGCGTCCGGCGGCGATGTCATGGCCAGGGACAGCATCGTCCGCCACCCCCACCGGATGGTCCCCTGCAGGACCGTCCTGACGATGGACTCGGGCACGTAGATGGGACCTCGCCGGTCCACCTCCCCCATGCTGGGGATGGGTGGCGGCAAGTGCCCTCTGATCGCATTGGGCAAAATGTTGGACATATGTCACCTCCTGATCATCAAATCCAAAGTCTTTATATTGTAAATGCGAATGCCTTTTGCACCCGAGTTGTTTATTTCGATGTGACCATCATCACGCAGGATCCGCATGATCCGGTAGACCTGGCTCACGTTGTAGCCCAGCCAGGCCTCCAGGTCCACCGTGGCGATCTCCGGACCATGCTCTGCGATGAGGGCCATGGCCAGGCCATAGACGGGCCGGCCGTAGTGCTCTCGGGCCCACATGAGATACCTGGGATCCAGCCACCAGGTACCCTCTGGGATGTCCCAGGCCCCGCCCCCTGGCCTGGCACCGTATGGAGCCAGGTAGACATGGAGGACTCGGTCTTCCATCTCGAACATGCGAGACCAGAACCAACCTATCCGGCGGGCCTTGTGCATATGCCAGCGGACGTAGTCCGCCGGCAGCCATGGGGCCAGCTCGCGGATGGCATCGGCCATCGCGGGCCTCCCGGCCCGCTCTATCCCCAATGCCATGGGAACCGGAGTGGGCAGCTCCTGGGCCAGGCCCATGGCCTCCAGGTCCACCACGTGGATCCCGCTGGCGCCGATCCACGTGGTGTCCATCTGGTCATGCACCATCAGGCGCAGGCCCAGCAGCACACCCCACCGCCACCGTCGGAGGGTGTGCCGGACTATGGCCCTGGCCTTTGGCGTGATGGGGATGGGTGCTCTGGGCGGTATCGGCTGTCGTGTCGTCATGGCGTCACCTCCTCTCATCGTTCCAGGTGGATGAGCCGGCGGACCTGCTCCGCCAGCCCCCGGGTGGTGTCCATCTGCACCACCCGATCGTCAATGCCCAGGGCCCTGGCATGGGCCAGGACCACCAGGGCGAATCCATCCGGCGGCCCGATGACAACGGTGGGTTTGCGGGCCTCCACCGCCAGGGCCACCTCGTAGGCCGCTGTGGGCCCCGGCCCATCGGCTGGGGCCCACAGGATCAGCATGGCCGCATCCCGAATGGCCCGGCGCTCCCACGCGGTGGCCCGGAGAGGGTGGTAGTCCTGGCGGCATGGGTCAACCAGCACCACCGGGACCCGGTCCAGGGCAGTGGCCACGTGGAGCCGCCAGCTCACCGGGTTGTCCTGGCACGTGCCGGCCAGGAACACAGCCCGGTGGGCCAGCTCCTCTGGCACCGGGTCCGGGGGGCAGATCCACATATGATCTGTCCTGCGGATCAGCATGGCCTAATCCTCCTGCGGCGGCGTGGCCGCCAGGTCCCGGAGGGCATGGCGGATGGCCTCCAGGCGGGCGGCCGGACGGCCCCCGGCATCGTAGCCCTGGAGAGGACGCCCCAGGGCCCGCCTGATGGCGTCCACCAGGTCCGCCTCGCTGGATCGGACCATGGCGGTGGCCACGCTCCACGCCAGGTCCCGGGTGGGCACAGTGATGTCCACCCGATCCGCCCCCATGGCGTGGGCGTCCGCGGCCATCTGGGCCAGGGCCTCCACGTGCTCGATGAGCCGGTCCCAGGGCGGCTCGTCCTGGTCGTCGCTCTGATCTTTGACATCCACCTCCACCTCCGGGGCCGGGATGTCCAGGGCATCCGGACCGGCTCCGGTGTCCACCAGGGCCTGCGGAGACGCCGCACCGTACAGGGCAGCCACCGTCTCCTGGCCAGCCAGGGCCGTCATGGCCCGGGCCACGGAGACCGGATCGATCTCCACCTGGACCAGGTGGGACATTCGCCGCACCCGCTGGCCCCGCTTGTTCGTATAGTACACCGGGCGGGGGACCCGGCGCACCTGGAACACAACCCGGGGCAGGCCGCCGATCCCCTCCAGGGCCTGGGCGGCATGGCGGAGGGTGCGGCTGATGTGGATGATGTCGTTGACGCTGGATGTGGTGAGGGTCCATGTGGCCAGCCGGTTTAGCTCCGGTATGATCAGGTGTAGCCTCCCCACCGGCCGGCATCCCCCAGGGCATGGCATGGGGGACGCGGGCTGCACGTACACCTGGGCTTTGGCGTCGTAGTACAGCACCACGTTATCCCCGTCGCACCGGTGTTTGAGCCCGCCGGCGCCCCACTCCTCGCACCAGGCCTCAAACACCACGTCCGGGTCCACGTGGGGCAGGATGGCCCGGATCACCGTGGGCCGATCCCCGTAGACCCGGCGCAGGGTCTCCAGGACCTCCTCCGCCTCATCACCCTGGACATCGGGGACAAAGCGGAAATGGTCCAGGTCCACCGGCCGGTCCCTGTCATCTTTGGCCCCCTTTGCGATCCGCCCCAGGCGGGGGAGTCCGATGCCCGCCTGGGTGCTCTGAAGTCGTGGAATCATGGTATCACCTCCCGGTGGCTAGATGCTCCACGTCCACACCGGACGTGGGCGCACTGAGACTGGATGACGATCCATGGCGCACCTCCTGGCAAACACAGCAGGGCCCACCCGGCCGCTCGAGGGATGGCAGCCGGATGGGCCCTGCGGCATCACGTATCCGCCTCAACGGCAGGCCCCCCGGTGTAGGGCCGGCCATTGACCTGGACCTCCACACCCTCCTCCACCCGGGAGTGGGTGTGGCTCACCAGGGGGAGGAGTTTGGCCCGGACGCCCTGGGTGGCCAGGGCGAACAGGCCATCAATCGCCTCCTGGACGTCCTCCCCCTCGTCCAGGAGGGCACCCAGGGTCACCGTCGCCACCGCGTGCTCATACCGCGGCAGGGTGACCCTGCGCGTGTAAGATATCTTGATCTCAGTGATCTGGGCCATGGTGTCACCTCCATGTACTTAATTGTATTTGCCGACAAAATCATATTAGCATGTTGCCGGCGATATGTCAACGGTCAATTTTGTTGGCTGTGACCTCGTCCGCCAGGTCCCAGCCGTAGGGCCTGTCCTCGGGCCAGGCCATGGTGTGGACCGGGACGACGGTCCCTGCCAGGGCCCTGGCCATGCGCTGGGCCAGGCGGTATCCGTGGGGTTGGGGGATGCGGGGCCAGCCATGGGTCTCCCTGACCTGGTCGTACCGGTCCAGGAGGTCCGTGGCCCACGCGTGCTCAACGGCCCAGGCAGCCAGGCCCTCCAGGTCCCGGCGCTCCGCCAGGCGCAGGAGGCCCTCCACCTGGGCGGTGGGGTTGGGGCATCCTGCCAGGTCGTTGTCGTAGGCCACCAGCACCCCGGCGATCCGGGGTGCCAGCTCTCGGACCAGGTCGGCAAGGCGGCCGTGGTCCGCGGATGCGCCGGCCGCGGAGGCCACCGCCAGAACGTCCGGCCTGGCCTGCATGGCCAGGATGGCGTCCAGGGGAGCCTCCGCCACCACCAGGACCTGGGAGCCGTCGGCTGTAGCCCGGGCGTGGTCCGCGCCGAACAGGGCGCTTGGTGCCCCCTTGACCGAGAGCCATTTGGGCCCTCGGTCTCCGTCCTCCCAGGCCCGGGCCTTGATGGTCCGGAGTCGGCCGCCCTCCACCACGGGCACCAGCAGGCGGACGTGCCTGCCTCCGGGCAGCCGGCCCAGGCCCAGCTCCCACCGGTTGGCCGTCTCCGGGGCCACGCCCCTGGTGGCCCAGGCCCGGAGCCGGGACGGGTGGGCCAGGCCCCGTCGGACTGCCTCCTCCATCCGGGACTGGAGGGTGGCAGGGACCCGACGCCGGGGCCGATGCTCACGGTGTCCCCGTGGGGAGAGCCCAGGCGTTTGGACCGGCTCCCTACCCAGGGCCCGGGCCAGGTCCTGGATGGTGCCATGGGCGCCGCACCCGAAACAGTGGTGGACCCCGTCCCGGTCCACCAGGAACGATGGGTCACTGTCCGGGTGCAGCGGACACAGCCAGGCCCCCAGCCAGCGGCCGTGGGGACCGCGGGCCGGGGGCCCGATGAGGTGCTCGTAGGCATGGGCCCAGTCGGTCATGGCGCCTGGGCCTGCTCCGCCTCCCTGACCGCCTCCTCCAGGAGGTCATGGATCGGGAGGCCATCCTCGACCAGGTGCGCATAGGTGAGCGCCCTGGCCATGCTGGCCATGTAGGACGTGATGGCCGCGGTGGCCCGGGCCGCGGCCTGGATCTGCTCCCGGCCCCAGTGGCGGGGTACCACCATCATGGCCCGCCACTGGGTGGGGATGTGGGCCAGGGGCAGGCCCTGGTACTCGATGCCCTGTCCAGGGTCCGTCCAGGCCAGGACATCCCGTAGGTCCGGGCTGTGGTGGACCCGGACCTCCGCAAGACCACCGGTGGCCGGGTCCACCCGGGCCACCATGTCCAGGCCGATGGCCGCGTGGGCCAGGGCCTGGGCCTGCTCCCGGGTGGGGACGATGGCCCCGGTCTCCGGCAGGTCCACCAGCCGGGCCACCGGGTACCGATCCGCGCCCAGGACGACGTGGCGCCAGACCGACACCTGGGCCAGGGCCGGCAGGTCCCCGTCCCAGGCCACCCGGATGGTGGCCAGGGCCAGGGGCCGGGCGGCATGGCCTGACCGAAGGCGGAACGGGAGATCTGCGATCTCCCTTGGCTGCGCATTGTCCACGATCACGGTGTCACCTCCTAAAAACGCAAGCCCCCCACCGGGCATGGATTACCCGGTGGGGGGCTTGCAACTAAGCGTTGTGCTCGTACTGGGCCACCACCCACCAGTACTGGATGGTGGCCCCCTCTGGGAGAGCCGTGGTTCCCGGGGCCAGCCGGGGGCCCCGGTACTGGGCCACCAGGATGGCATCCTGGGGCCCCAACTCCACGGTGGCCCGGTCGTGGACCTGGACCATGTCCAAGCCCAGGTCATTGGCCACGATACGAGCCAGGTCCTCGTGGCCAATGGCGGGCACGATCTCATACCCGCCCTTGATGGCCATATCCAACTGGGCCCGGGCAGTCGCCGGGCCCCCCAGGTGGATCATGTCCACCCGGGCCCGGGCCACCTGGCCCGTAAACATGTTGATTGTGAAAGCGTTCGTGATGTACAGATTGGCCATGGTGTCACCTCCTCGGTGGTGGATGGGGCGGGCTCCAGGCGAGCCCGCCTGCGTTTGCCGATTACATCTGTAACATAGCACAGGTCCGGCCCCATGTCAAGACCCAGTTTGCCGATTTGAGCAAATTGGCCTATTGGGGCCGGACCTGTGGTCTCACCGGGCATCCGCCCATCCACCCATCCACCGGACTCGGGTGGGGCGGGGCGGGTGCTCATGGACCGCGTGCCGCGCTGGCTGTGACCCGCTCTGTCGGGAGGTGGAGGTGCCCGCCCCGCCCACCTGCCCCGGTCCGATGGGTATTGTACCGCAGCCTCCCCTCGGGCGCAAACACGCCATTGGCAACCGACGGGGCCGTGGTACAATAGGTTATATATATAATGACAGGAGGTGACACCATGATCGAGCTGCGAGACTACCAGGTTCGGGCCGTTGAGGATGCGCTGACGGCCTGGCACAGTGGGGCCAGGCCGTTGTTGGCCATGGCCACGGGAACGGGCAAGACCGAGACGGCCCTGGGGTTGGTCCAGCGATGGCTGGAGGGCCGGCCCCAGGGCCGTTGCCTGTGGATCAGCCATCGGCGGGAGCTGGTCCACCAGGTAGTTGAGCGGGTCCGGGACCACTGGCCTGAGCTCCAGCCGGCGACGGTCTACATGGGGCCGGAGTCGGACCCCACGGGCCGGCTGGTCTCGGCCTCCATCCAGACCCTCCACAGCCGTGGTCTTGGAGAGGTGTTGCCGGTGGACTGCGTGGTTGTGGACGAGGCCCACCACGCAGCCGCGCCCACCTACCGGGCGGTCCTGGGGGACCTGCCGGACGATGTCCGGGTGGTGGGGCTGACGGCCACTCCACGGCGGGCTGACGGCCAGGGGTTGACGGAGGTCTTCGACACGGTGGCGGCCCGGATCTCGGTTCTGGACGCCATCGAGATGGGGGCCCTGGTGCCATTTGCCGCCTATGCCGTGGAGGTGCCGGTGAGCCTGGCCGGGGTGGAGGTCCGGGGAGAGGACTGGGACGAGGGGCAGTTGGCCGCGGCCATGGACGTGGACAACGTCCACGAGATCCTCCACCGGGCCTGGGCGGAGTACGCCGGAGACCGGCAGACAATGATATTTGTTCCCGGCGTCCGCATGGCCTACCGGCTGGCCGAGTATCTCCAATGCCAAGGGGTGTCGGCAGAGGCCGCGGACGGCACCACCCGGGCCGAGGACCGGGACGACCTGGTGCGCCGCTACCGGGAGGGCCAGGTCCAGGTCCTGGTCAACTGTGCCCTGTGGACGGAGGGGTTCGACGCGCCGGCCACCGGGGCCGTGGTGGTGGCCCGACCCACCCGGTCCGATACACTATATCTCCAGATGGTGGGTCGGGCCCTGCGGCTGTGGCCGGGCAAATCGGACGCGGTGATCATTGACCTGGCCCCCCAGGACGCCCGGGACCTGTTCCTGGCCGGGGACCTGCTGGGCCGGCCCAGGCCGGAGCGGAGGGCCGAGGCCCGGGCATCCAGCCGGGGCGTGCTCCTGGATGCGTTCTCCTCGGCGGAGCCAGTCCGCCGGGGCATAGACGCGGACCCGAACCAGATCCGGGTCCGCCTGTTGGAATGGGCCACGGCCAACCGGCTCCAGTGGACCATGACGGACCACAAGCGGGCCGGCTTGGAGTACCAGGTCGCCAGTGCCGGCTACATGGGCGGCACCGTGGTGGTCCTGGCGCATGAGGTGCCCATCCGGGGCCACCGGGTCCGGCTGTACAACCTGGTTGGCGGGCGCCTGGAGCTCCTGGGCCGGTATGATGACGTGGAGGACGCCATGGCCCAGGCGGAACGGTTCGTCCGGGGCCACCCTGGCGGTGGCATTGCCCGCCGGTCCGCGGCCTGGCGCCGAAAACCCGCCACGGCCCGCCAGCGGTCCATGCTGGCCCGACTGGGCGTGCCGGCTACACCGGAGATGACCCGGGGGCAGGCCAGCCAGGCCATCGGCCACGCCATGGCCATCCGGGCCGTGGATCGCCTGATGGCCGGCCTGGAGCGAGCCGGCATCATCCACGGGGACCGGCCCTGGATCTAGGCCCAATGGCCTAGGCAATTTCCCCCAATCTCGAAATTGGGTCTTGACAAACGGTCGGGCCCGTGGTATAGTATAGATGCAATTAACAAATGAGCCCCCGGGGTGCGATGGGTGCACACCCGGCAGGCTATACCCCAACCCCTGAAACGGGTACAGCCCGGTTGGCCACTGGGCCGGGGCCTGGGGATGGGGGGAAGGGTGGCCAGCCTCGCCCGCCTGGCCAGCGGGAGGAGGCGCCGGGAGGTGCGGGTTCGAATCCCGCCGGGGGATGTACAATGCCCGGCCCTGCGGGGCCGGGGGCGCCTACAGCCTGGGTGCCGGGGGGCGCCGGCAATGCCCCGGATAGCAACACCGCCGACCGGGCGGCGGGAACCCAGGCCAGTGAGACGGGGACGGCCAGAGGCCCGGCCTGGCCAGGCCCGGAGCGTGTGGGGTGGGGCTCCGGGAAGTCCACAAACAGGCATCCCCGGTGCCGGGGATGCAACAGAGGGGACCATGATCAAATTTAAAAATCTCACCCTCGTCGAGGGTGGGGCAGACATCTGGAACCCTCGCCGGCGAATCCCTGCCCCTGGGGTGGGTGTCCACCCCATAGGGGAGTGGGAGGACGTACCCGAAGAACGGTACCTCGACGGGTACGTTCCGGCCCGGCGGCTCGTGGTTCTGTCCGCGCCCGATGGCGTGGACGGGATCCACGAGGCCATGGGCGCCTACGAATGGCGCCTGTGGCACGGGGGGCCGGCGTCTGGGTTCGAGTACCGGACCCTGACGCCACTGGGTTGATGTTCGCTCCATCTGCCCCCGGCGATGGATGCCGGGGGCCCATCCACCAAACGGAGGTGACACCATGATCAGCATTTTCCGATCTCCTACCGCCCTGGCCCTCATTCACCGGGCCTGGGGCCGAATGAACCCGGACCTGCCCTGGTGGGTGGGGCACACATCCCGGACGCCGGCCCACGTGCGGATGGTGGCCGTGGCCCGGCTGGCCCAGGCCACAGCCTGGGCCCTCCAGGACGAGACCTGGGCCCCGGGCCGTGACCGTGTTCAGCCTCCGCCCACTCCGTGGGTGGAGTGGGCGGCCCGACACCGGCGGGCCACCACATCGGCTATGGCCCTCCCCCCGGGAGTGGACGTCCGACTCCCGGGGACCCTCCGCCGCCATGCCCAGGATGGCGGTGGGTACGGGGGGCGCATCTTGGGGCATCTAGCGTCCGTGGTCCTGGACGCCAGATGGCGGCCACAACGTGTGGCCGCCGATGCCGAGGCGTCCCTCTGTCACGCCTCGGCCATTGAGGCCTTGGTGGAGGCCGCCGACCAGGACATCACGGACTGGACCCCAGTGGTCCAGTCCCTGGTACGGCGGGGCCACCTGGAGCTTCCCACCGAGGCCATGCGGTACTATGGCCTCGTCGGGGAGGCCGCTAAGGAAAGGCCCACCACCTCCTTGGCGGTAGAGGCGGCCGCCCTGGAGGCGGCCGTCCTCAAGGCGGCCGAGGCCTTGAAGGACCTGGAACACCCGACAGTGGCCACCCGCCAGGTCGGGTGCACCAGGGTCGCCTATACACCGGTCGACCTCAGTTTTGCTGAGGTCGACCGGGAGAAGGCCATCTGGGCTCTCCATCTCTACGAGAGCCCTGTCCTGGGGGCCACCTGGTCCCCGATCCAGGAGCCTAACCTCATAGTAGGGTACACGTACATCAGCGTGTACCCGGAGAAGGGGCACATCCCATGGCCCTGCCTGTATGTGGGCTACGCGGAGGACACCGAGCCCGGCGTCCTCTACGTGGCCCGACCGATAGACTGACACCAAGCCCCCCGGCGCATCCCTCGCCGCCGGGGGGCTTTCTCTTTCCAAGGGCCCGGCCAATCATGGCCGGGCCCTCTGCGCGTCAGCCGATCTGCAGCCCCATGGCCGCCAGCCATCCCTCCACCGGCCGGCGACCCTTGCCCCAGCCGTTGGCCCCCGCCAGGTAGACCCCTGACTCATCCGACAGCCGAACCTCCAGGTGCAGGTGCGGGCCGGTGCTACGTCCAGTGCTGCCCACGTTGCCGATGACCTGGCCGGCGGTCACCCGCTCGTTCCGGCGGACTTTCGGGGTGTCCACCATGTGGGCGTAGAACGTCTGTACGACGCTGCCGGCCCACCGCACGTCCGGATGGAGGATCCGGACGTAGTTGCCATAGCTCTCATCGTAGCCGGCCCAGAGGACCACCCCATCCGCCATGGCCAGGACCGGCGTTCCAGTGGGCGCGGGGATGTCCAGGCCGTTGTGGCCCTTGCCCCAGTAGGCGTCCGGGTGCTCGCCCCACCACTGGGAGATCCGGACGTGGGCCCGGCCCGGCAGCGGCCACACCACCCGGGGGTCATCCTGGAGGGTCCACAGCTCCAGGTCGTCCTGCCCCGGCCACTCCTCATCCCAGTCCGGGTATACCGGAGGCCACCGGTCGCCCCTGAACACCTGTGCGAACCGGTCCCGGATGGGCCGGATGTCCATGTCCGCCCAGTTGTCCGAACCCCAGTCGTACGTAAACACGGCCCCACCGATGACTCGGCCATCCTCCAGCAGCCGGCCGGCATAGTCCCGGAGCTGGGCCAGGTAGGTGTCCGCGTCCACATAGCGCCGCCAGCCCGCGCCGGTGGGGATGTCCTCAAGCGCGGCCTGCTCCAGACCGCACTCCCCGATGTAGATGGGTACCCGCCAGGGGCAGCGGACATAGCGGCCCGCGTACCAGGACCACCCCTCATCCACGCCACCACGGCCCCAGTACTCGTGGAGCCCCAGGATAGCCCGGTGCTCGTGGAGGGCCTCCTCCATTTCCGGGTACCGGTCCCACCGGGGCGGCATGTCCGGCCCGTCGTTGCCTGGCCACCCCACGCTGAAATTACCCAGCACAGCCGTCCCCCCCATGGCCCGGAGGGATCTGGCAAAGGAGGCGGAGTAAAGATCCAAAGCCTCCGGCACCCCGTCCAGCCAGACCCGGGGCTCGTTGATGGACTCAAACGCCATCCGCTCCAGATGCTGCTCTAAGCCGTTGTCCCGGACCCAGGCCATATAGCGCTGGGCGTGGACCCGCCCTAGGCCCTCCGGGTCCTCGAGCATGTAGTTATGCTGCTCCGTCAGAGCCCAGTCCCGGACCACCAGCAGGGCCAGGTTCGGGACCCGACGGAAGACCTCCCGGACCAGCTCCGGGTCCGGGTCCAGGAGTTTGAGGGTTCGGGGCTGCATGGCCTCCAGGGCCACCAGGTCCCCGTTGTCCCGATGCACCGGGATCCAGTGCCAGCTGAGCATGTTACGCCTCCTTGGTGGATGATATGGACACCCGGACCAGACGGCCCCGCCTGGGGGCCTCCTCCCGGTCCAGGACACACGACACGGACACCCGGGCCACGTGGCGCCAGTCGTCGTCCGGGATCAGTCCGGCCAGCACCAGGCCGTCCACGATGGGCTTGACGCACACGTTGTCCGGGTCCATCAGGTAGCCGGGATGGCGGGATACCAGGGCGATCTCCACCGCCACCGGGGTGGCCAGCTCCACCCGGCCGCCCGCGGCCTCCTGGGCTGCCTGGGCCACGGTGTAGGCCACCCGCTCCATGTATTTTCGCCGTTTGGACCAGTGCATCCCGGCCCAGTAGCGGTTCCAGCTCTGGACCAGGGCCTGGGAGCCTCGGGCCGGGTCGTGGATCTCGAAATGGACGCTACCCGGGCGTGGTGCCATCCTCGGGCTCTCCGTGTGGGTACTCCACCGGCACTAGGGCCCACTGGGGCCGGCCCCGTCCGTGGTGGAGGGGGTCCGGGCACAGGTGCCATCGGTGGGGGTGGGCCTGGGCGATGGCGTGGAGGACCCGCTGGTTTCGGATCCGAGCCAGGGACATGCCGGACCAGCGGGCGATGTCCCG